TGTTGATGAAGTTCCTGCATCGTAAATAATGTCTGTGTTTGGAATGGAATTGCCACCATCGAGGTAATCAACAATGTAGTTAGTTCCGCTTGTTCCTGCGGTTCCCTGAATTGCTTGACCTTGAAGTCCCTGCGTACCCTGTAATCCAAATGTTCCTTGGATGCCTTGAAGTCCAAGTGAGCCTTGCGTTCCTTGTTGACCTGTAAAGCCTTGTGTGCCAGTAGTTCCTTGGAAGCCTGTTGTGCCTTGTGAACCAGTAGCACCTTGCGTTCCAACAAATCCTTGAGTACCCGTAGCACCCTGAGTACCGATAGTTCCTTGAGAACCTGTTAGCCCTTGTGTACCCGTAGTTCCTTGAGCGCCGTTACTTCCGTTAGAACCAGCAGTACCTTGCGCGCCTGTTGAGCCAGTAGTTCCTTGAGAGCCGTTTGTGCCAGTTGTTCCTTGGATACCTGTTTGACCTGTCGCACCTTGAACACCTTGCGTACCAATTAAACCTTGGAGTCCTGTTGAACCTGTCGTTCCCTGAGAACCTGTAGCGCCTGTGAAACCTTGTAAACCAAGAGTTCCTTGCGTTCCTTGAGTACCCGTAGAACCTGTAATTCCTTGCGCGCCTGTCGTTCCCTGCGCACCTGTAGAACCTGTTGTTCCGATTGCGCCCTGAGTTCCAACTGCACCTTGAATTCCTGTAGTGCCTTGGATTCCTTGTGCGCCTGTAGCTCCTGTTGAGCCTTGTGTTCCTTGTGGGCCAATACCACCAGTTTGAGCAAAAGTAATTGGGTCTGTACCAATAATAATCCAACCGTTAGATTGGCTACCTATTGAGTTTTCAATCCAGTTAGTACCTGATTGCGTTGTACCAGCAACTACATAAAGGAAATCGCCGTATTCGACTTCGCCATTAACAGAGTTATTGTAATCAGTTGCGCGAGTAAGGATATAAGGAGTTGAACCTGAACCTTGTTGCGTAACTACATAAATACCATTTTGTGTTTGAGTAGTTTGATTCTTAACAAGTACGCGATCATTAGTAGTAAATGAAACTCCATCAACTGAACCACGACCATTGCTAGTAGCAGTAAGAGTTGCGCCTATGCCATAACCACCATCAGCACCTAAAGTACCTGCGGTGTAAGTAGCAGCAAGAGTGGCAGTTGTAGCCATACGAGCAGAAGCGTGTGCGTTGTTAGAAGCTAATGGGCCGACTAAACCCTGAACGCCTTGTGTACCTTGAACGCCAGTAAAGCCTTGTATTCCTGTATTTCCTTGAACACCCTGAGCGCCTGTACCTGTAGTTCCTTGGATACCGAGGTTACCTTGAATACCCGTATTACCTTGAACGCCTTGAACACCCTGGGTTCCTTGCAAACCAGTATTACCTGTGACACCCGTAGCGCCTTGAGTTCCTGTCGCGCCTTGTAAACCTGTTGCACCTTGTATGCCTTGAGAACCTGTGTTACCAGTATTACCGGTTGTGCCTTGAGTACCAGTTGCTCCTTGAGTTCCTGTTGTACCTTGAGTTCCAACGCCAGTTGTACCCTGCACACCTTGGCGGCCTTGAACGCCTTGAGTTCCTTGTGTTCCTAAAGTTCCCTGCGCGCCCGTTGTGCCTTGTAGTCCGAGCAAACCTTGTGTACCTGTCGCGCCTTGGGTTCCTGTAGTTCCCTGTGCGCCAGTTGTACCTTGCAAGCCAAGTAGTCCCTGTACGCCCTGTGCGCCTTGAGAGCCTGTATTGCCCTGAGTTCCCTGAACGCCTTGTACGCCCTGTGTTCCCTGTACGCCTTGATTACCTTGGATTCCCTGAGTGCCTTGTACGCCGACAGAGCCTTGAATACCAACTGAACCTTGGATACCTGTAAGTCCTTGGACACCACGAAGTCCTGCCTGGGCAATAGTTATGACCGGTGTGGTCGCTTGAATGTTTATGATGTCGCTCAACGCGATACCTCAGCGTTCACTTGAACATACCCTGCGCCTAAAACGATATTGCCACTAGAGCTTTGTAGTACGCAATCCCACTCGTACTTACCAGGAGCTACATTGACGATAGTTGCAACTTGAACCTGTGGTTGTGCGTTGGCTTGAAAGGTAATACCGCTACCTGTTGTCAGCGCAAGAACAGTTGTCTTGGCGAGCGCAGATGTGCGGAACTGTAGGAGTGGTGTATAGCCTGTGACATTCACGGTTGAGCCATCAGGATTGGTGTAACTAAATCCAATGTTCCATGCTTGGTTTTGGCGTAAGACTAGGTTGAGTGGGTCAGGAGTTTGGCTTAGGGATTGAGCCGTCATGTATTTCTCCTAAAGTGTTGAGCCGCATTTCATACAAACGCCAGCAGATTTGAGGTTGGGAAAAGAACAAGCAGGACAAAGTTTGCCCAAGCTTGATAGAGATGTGAGTGTTGCGCTGCCTTCGCTTAACTCAGTTAATGCCCACACCATTGCATCCATGCGGTCAGGTGAGTCTTTAGAAACACCCGGCTCCCATTCACACATTTGCTCTTCTAACTCAGAGAAGTAGCCAACATGGTGAACGCGACCTTGCTCATAGAGCGATGCGATTGGTTCGGCGCGTACTGCTTTACCTCGCGTGGCTGTCACCTTCTTAACAGGCACATTAGGATTTACTTGCTGTAATAGATGAACTACTAGATCGCCGCCATTGTTCGTTTCTGCGATGATGCGGTCTGCCTTATGTAGTTCAAACTCATTGAGTGCCACTCTTGCCCAAGTATCAGGGCTTGCCTTGAGGGTCTTGTCGGAAAGAATGTAATAGTGTCCGTTAGCGGCATAGCCAGCAGTAACGATACCTGTGAAATCTGAATCCTCACCTGATGTAACGGCAGGGTCTATGCCTACAACGATACGAACAAGTGCCGGTAGTTCTTCGGGCTTGATGCGAGCTGACTCTATCTGTGCGCGATTCCATAGCGCCCCAGGGTTATCGTCTAGGACTTCCCCAAATAACTCCTGCCTTCCCAACCGCGTATTAGCGTAGCGGTTCTGCATCTCAAGCAAAGCAGATTCCGAAAGGTTTTCAGAGTTTTCAAATGTTGAACCGCGTGTAATGTGCGTTGTATCGCGGCTAATTAAATCTTTAATGAGCTTCGTAGGTCGAGGCGTAGTCGTAACTACTACTTGAGGGTGTGAGCCTAAGCGCAGTCCGAACTGAAGCTGATTCCAACTATCTTCATATTGCCAAGCTGCTAACTCATCACACCAAGCGCCATGATGTTGAGGGCCACGAAGTCTGTCAGGTTCCTCAGCAGAGAATCCTTTAATGCGTGAGCCGTTAGCAAATGTATAAGAGTAGTTTGTGCGGTTGTAGGCTTTATCGTCATAAATGCCATACCGCTTGATAACGCTGATAAGTCCTGATTCGCCTTCAAAGCAGGTATCGCGTATGTCAGCCGATGTCCGAGCTATTACCGCCCAACGGGTTTTCTTCTGACTCAGGGCTTGGAATACTATCCACTCCGCTCCCGTTCGAGTCTTGCCCCATCCCCGACCCGACAGAATCAGCCAAGTCTGAAATGATGTCGGCGGAAGTTGATTCGGCCTGGCTATGCTCTCCCAAACTAATCTGCTCGCTGTCTGTATATCCGATTGCAGCAGTTCGGGCTTCGGCGATGAGATAGGCAAACTGTCTAACTCGTTCATCTAAATCGCCTCCATCCGTTACTGTTACTTCGTTCTGAATTTTAACTGGTTCATTCAGTCCAAAGAGTTTAGCGCGGGACTCGATGGTGCGTATAGCAATCATCGCGGCTTGTGGGTCTAAATCAGCAATCGCCTTAGCAAAGAAGGCGTTGAATATATCGTCTAAGCGTTCGCCTTCAATTCTTTGTAAATCCTCGCGTGGTTCTTTTTGATAGCGTTCCATAGCTCGGCGATAGGCTTTCATAGCTCCTGAATGATTGGCGAAGCCTGTTTGCTCGGCTATGTTGCGCCAACTAAAGCCTTGCCTACGCAAGTCCATGACCTTGTTCTCGGTATCAAGTTGAGCCGGTTCAGGCAGTTTGTTACCCATTATAGGTTACTTACATTTAGGAACATTTGAGTATCTTAGCGTATTTGTGAAAGGTTCAAGCGTTCGTCTAAAAGGTCATCAATAGCTTCTTGAATAGTTTGTTTTTTGCGCCAATTCATGCGGTTGCCGTACTCGTCTATCTTTAGACGGTCATTGAGGTAACCTATTGCTTCGTCAATTTCGGCGATGGTTATATCGCCCGAAACTATGACCATGAGGCGGCTCTTTCTAGTCGGGGAGCCTTCTCAAGCACAGAAATTCCAATGTAAGACACAGTTTCTCATACTTTTAGAAAATGTCAAATCCGATGGCGGGAGTCATGCGCCTTCTGTAAGGCATCTAGGTCGTAATGCTTCTTGCCGTTGTATTTCATAGATTTAATCTTATCATCCTTAATCCACCTGTAAATTGTGGCTTTGGAAACTTTATAGATTTTGGCGGCTGATTCTAGGTCAATGACTCTCAATCATCTTTCCTAACAATCGCCATTTCTTACTGTCCCAAATAGTGTCACACGCCCTGCATTTGATCTCAAAAGTTCTATCTAGTTGCTGAGGGTTAATGCGTAAAGTAGCTCCGCAAGGCTTTTCATCTTGTCCGATAGTAGGGCATCTGCCAATAGTGATCTCATCTGATTTATGACCTAGAACAAATTGTATTTTGTGCGCCGTTGTAATGACTGTTGTGGCAAGTTTATCTGCATCAGGGTAATCGGTACGCGCCCACTCAGAACGCTTTAAGATGTATTCAACCGTCATGGTAATTTTGTTTAACTCTTCACCGCGAAATGTAATGCGGGTTTCCTGGCGTATAGAGCGCATTTTAGTTTCATGTTCCATAAGTGGCCGACTAATCCCTCCGGTGCGTAGGTGTAGCGTTTCTAACTTTACAGGAATGGGTGATGACTCACCGCTTCCCGACACGCGTTCACCGTAACCTTTAGTGGGTAAAAGTTCAGACTCAAGTTCTGTATAGCAAGCAGGAAACTTCTCTAGTTGCGACATGGCGTATTGCCAGCAGTTATCGCAAATTGAGTAATCCTGAAACTTTTTACAGTTGGCACATTTCATTTATTGCGTTTAGCCTTAAATGCCTCTACCTGTTCGCGGCTATAAAAGACAAGCTTGCCTTCTTTTTTTACCCAACGCAAATGACCGCGATGTTGTATTTGGTGAAGGTTGTTGTGGGTAATGCTAAGAAGTTCGCATACCTCTTTAGAGGTTAGGAGTTCCAAAATGAGTCTGTTTCAGCCTGTGGCTTAGGTTGTGCGTATTTTGCTTTAGGTTTAACTCCCCACTCTTCAGCCTTGATTTCAATACCTACCTTGGTTGTTCCATCTTTGGCTTGATAAGTTGAAACCTTAAGTTTTCCAATAACAGTAACTTTGTCACCTTTTTTAATTTCAGTTGCGCTTTCGGCATCTTTACCTGATATAGAAATGCGATACCAAACAGTTTCGCCATCTACCCATTCGCTACCTCTGCGTTCGCGTGGGGTTTCAGCTAATGAAAATGATGTAACGGCAAACTCACCGTTAGCGCCTTTAATAAATTTAATTTCGGCATCTGTGCCGACATTGCCTGTTACTTCAACTCTTGCCATGATTCGCCCTCTATATCTATGTAGTTGCCTTCATTGTCTAGTCTAACAATCCTACTATCAGGCAGGTGTAACGGGTATTTCTCCGTATCTCCATAAGTAGGAACCATCCACCCCTTGACCGTAGCCTTCGTTGGGTTGAGGTGGATGGAATCTGTGCCTAAATTGTGGCAGGGATGGCATACGCCAACAAGATTGCTGACCTCATCCTTGCCCCCTCGACTTTTTAATTTGCGGTGATGAAGGGCTAAATCCGATGACGGCTTACCGCATCTCTCACAATAACCATTTGCCCTGGCTAATACTGTTTCAGCTATTTTACTGTCCATCGCTCCTGCTCAAAATAAATAAATGGTGCTGCCGTGTATGGGTCTTTATCGGCGGCTATCTCTAACGCTTTCTTAATGCTCGCGCCAGCTTTAAGAGCGCCAATAGCCAGCGAACTTCCGCTTCCAATGCCGTATATGCCATCAGAATCAAGACAAACGGCAAAATCATCAGCAATGTCAAAAACCTCGCCACCAATCGCAATAAGAAAAGCAAACTTAGTTTCATCATCTTTATCATCATCCCATTTGTAGTCATTATCTTTGAAGCATTGTTTCATTGACGGCACAACTCGGCTAACAATAAAATGATACAAGTCTGCTCTGTCTGCTGCGATTGGTGCAGGTGGTTTCCAAATGTGCTGAATGATGTCGCAAGCCGCGCTCTCTCCGGCTCCCGCAATAATGTATGGGCCGCGTTCAACAATTTTTGCCATTTGTGGATGTGAATACTTGCGAGTAGCTGTTACTAAAGAGTCTGCGGCAATATGAACTCTAGTAGGAGTTATCTTGGCTAAGATTGTGGTCACGCGGTTATCTTACACCATTGTAATTTAAGTGAGGGGGGAGCGGCTTGCGCTCAACCCCCTCGTATTCATACTAGGAACGGCTAGTATGAAATCTAGTACCAACCATGATTAAGATGGAAGGCGTAGGCTTGGCATGAATTTCCATACCGAACCTTGATATATCTAAGCCCCGCTTGTACCTGGATAATTGGGTTAGTCGTTTTGATATAACCGTAATTTTCCCAAGTGTGCGGCATAAACTGAAAAATACCAAAAGCCCCTGAACTATGGTTTCTAGCCCTAGTATTCCAATGGCTCTCAAGTCGTATCAGTTTATCCAGGCAACTGAACTCTTTAGAAGGTACAAGAGTTTTGGCATAAGCGCGAGGCTGATGTCCAAATTTCTCTATTAGCTTCATCTGAGGTTCAAGAGCTATGGCTGGTGTTGCAAACGCTATTCCTACCGCAAGTGCGGCTATTAAAAGGAAGCGCCTCTTTAACTCTATTAGTAGCCAATCTCTCCCCTGACTAGAACTTCGATGGCTGTGCCTCCGTTGTTAAGTGCGTTCATTTCTGAACCTCCTTAGTTGTCGGTTGGGTTTATTATAGCAAGTCCGTGTTTGGCGTAACCCTCAATGTCTAGCCAAGAGTCCTCATGCTCAGGATTTGCGCTTAATCGGACTAATTTAAGGGCAATCATCATTTGGGCAACCTGTTCAGGCTCAATGACTATTTTTTGGTCAAGAACAAGGCTCCACATAAGCCCAATCTTAGTAAAGTTTTCCTTGGCATCGCCATACTGCTCTTGGCGTTCAGCAAGGATGTGTTCAATCATTTCAAACCTTCTTCAATGGCTTGAATAGTCGGGCAGGGGTAAAAATGTTCTTTAGCAATTTTGCTATTTAGACAATGAGAACATATCATTATTTTGAAATAATTTTCAAAAGGTTTATGCAATTCAACTACTGCGCGAAGAGCAATCCATTCTTTACATACCTGTAAAACTCCATCATAAGATTTAATTTCTTTATTTATTTTTTTTAATAATTTATTATATGTCATTTTTCTATCCCTATAAAGAATTTAATTAAATCTATATCCCATCCAAAACGGTCAATCCTAAGCCCAAGAGCTATGCCTCTAAGCCGACCATAGTGAAGCCAATACTTGCCAATTCTGCGTTCTTGCATTTTACCCTCCGTAAATACTTGTAATAGCTGACAATAAATCAACAATGCTTTCTTCTAACAACATAAGAAACTCTAAGTCATTCATGGCTTGCCGCCCCATCCTCCACCGCGAAAGACAATCCCCGGTGGCGTGTTAAATTGTTTATTCATTTGTTGCCCACATTGAGGACAGTTAGGTATTGAACTATCTTCAAAGGATTGATACAACTCAATCATAGATTGGTCTGCGGGACATCGGTATTCGTACTGAGGCATTAGAAAAGTCCTACCTTTTCTATCTCTGAAACAACCCACACAATGCAATCGTTTCCATTTTGGTTTTGTCGAGTTTTGCCTGACTCATAAATCAAGTCATCCTTGAGTAGAGATAGGCGAGTAGGGCGAAGGGTGTCACCTGGCATATTAAGTGCGGCTTGTATTTCTTGGTCAGTAGCTCCGCGCTCTTGTTGGTCAAGAATGTATTGATATACCTTGGCGCGCTTAGAGCCAAAGGTAGGCAATGCTTTTTTGTGCGCTGCTTCGGATGTCGCTCTCATTGAGGTAACCCATATCTCACTATGGCAATCGCAGCCATTTTTGTACGCTTAGATGCAGCAAACCAATCAGATGAAATGCTTGTTGGCGTT